TGTTTATAGTCTTCAACACTATTTTTTAGAATGGCTTCAACGATAAGCCAGCCGTCACTTTGTTTCAGAGTTTCAAGTGAACGTCCCTCAGCTACAAGTTGGTCAACTTCTGCGGTAGCTGGCGAAACTTCGTAGGTACCACTTTCGGGGTTCCAAAGCCGTACCTGTTCATTTTCATAAAGTGACATGCGTTTATCCTTGTAACCCCAAGGCTGCTAAAGCATCTTGTGACGGGGCTACATTAAGCTGTGGCGCGTTGGGTTGAGGGGCTGCTTGTCCCTGAGCGGCTTGGACCGCTTGCTGCGCTGCTAGCTGCTGTTGTTGGATCGCCTGCCGCTCGTCTTCAGATCTCACGAAGCGTTTTACTTGTCTCCCGAGCAATGGGCGTAGCAGCGCTTCTAAGAGCACGTCGCCTTTAACGGTGCCAGGTTGAGAAGCCTCGATTGTTTGAAGTAGCTGAGAGATCGCTTGCATCTTTTGAAACTGACCTTCTGGGCCTCCTGTGTCTAACGAAGTCTGAACAACAAAGTCAAAGTTACGAAAGAACGCGTCTGACGGCAGCTGGGAAAACGGGTTTGGCGCATTTGGATCGGAGACTCGGATCCATTGGTCTTCAGTAACAAACTGGCGGTTAGTCATGAGCATGATCCAAGCAACACGCTTGTAAAATAAGTCTGCGAGGAGCCGAGCTTTGAGACCGATACGCGAAGAGCTAAAGCTTTGGATAAAATTAACGCCCGTAGCAGAGCGGCCAAATTGTTTTCCTAAACTGGATGCGACCGGAGCAGCGTTGACCATCGCCGTAGCATTTTGGATGTCTTGCTGGATGAATGCCATTTCGTCTCGTGATCCGAGGGACGGGTCTAACGGCTGCATAGGCTTGATTCCGTTGATGTCGTTAGTCCATATGATCCCGTTTGGACGTGAGAATAGGCTCTTCGAGTTTATGCCGGCAGCTCTGTCTGCGATCCACATCGGGTTTACAGACAAGTTAATATTGTCAAGGCGAGCATTACGCAACGTGTTCGCTTCTTTAATAAGAGAGCGTACTGCAAGTAACTCAGGAACTCCGTAAAACTCATTTTCTCGAATGTAGTTCGGGCAAGCGACAAAGGGCTTAAACTTGTAGTCGTAAAAATTTGGTTCCATTCGGATAACAACGTCGCCGTTTGCAACGACAATAAGATATTCCTCAAATTTGCCGTCATCCTTTGGGTCAAAAAGACCCCAGTACTCCCATAGTTCAACACGCCCCTCATTTTTTACACCTTCTTTGTTGTCCTGCAGGCTCTCAAATTCTTGCTTATACGTATCTTCCGAGTAATAAGGAGATCCCCAAGCATCTGAACCTTTAGATTTGACACTGTAGTCAAGTTCGTCAAGATTTTTGTAAACAGGATTTTCTTTTAGAGAAGCTAAGGTTTTAGAAGTACTGTGAACGCAACCTCGCATGCTAGAGATGTCTCCAGGCTTTTTAACACTCCAGTCTGGATAAAAATCATAGATTGGAACGATCTCAAGATCAGGCCCGTCATAGAGAACTTCAACTGCGGGCTGTTTCAACATTTCTTCAAACCCGGTCAGAGGATCAACTTGTCGGAAACGCCGAACAGTCTGGATTTCTTTGTATCGATATGGTACTTTAGCTATACCAGTCCCGTCTAAAAGCATCGCTTTTTTGAACACAGCAACTTTGCTTGAAAATAGCATCTCTTCAAACTGAACACTGTGAAAATCTGTGATCGAGTCTTCCCAAACAGCGTCGTTAAAATCTTGACCTCGAAATTGAACAGGGGCCCCACCTCTGAAAAAAATGTCCATTAGCTGGGGAAGTTGAGTTTCAATAATTGTAAAACCAAAAGGCAACTTAAGATTAGCACGTTGTATAATAGAACGGCCTGCTGACTGCCAGTTTTCATAAAGTTCTCTTGACTCACGAGCTATGTCTAAATGGGGCTCGCGGTACTCTTGACTTCGTTTCATAAAAGCACGAACCATTCGCACGGCTCGTTTTTCTTTGTCTTCGCCCGCCTGGTCTTTAGTTGTGTCTCGCTCAAATGGTTCAATATGACTAGGCATTAGAATATTCTCCAACTATAAAGCCGGTTTCAGAGTCAACAGCAACTTCACTTGGCGCGTCCACGCGCTCGTCAGGCGCTTCTACGTTTCGAGTCGTATGCATTTCTTCTGTCAACGAAGCTGCCATAACTAAGTCATCATGAGACCCAGGAGCAGCTTCTCGTCGTATGGAATTTCCCGTCTTACCAGTAATTTGGACAAAAGTTGACATCTCAGAGACCAAGTCACGGTCCAGTATGATCATTTTTCCCGTTTTAGCAGCCATTTTAAACTTTTCTGTGATCAAAATTTTGTTCTGGTTTGTAGTTACGAAGCCTATTTTCTTTGTTGGCTTGTTAGTTATCTCGTCGATGGCATGACGTTTATACAAGTTTATGTAGCGCATCTCTTTCAAGACGTGCAAAACAACTTGCCCGTGGTTGTTAGCTTCAACACAAAGCCAGGCATTGTTGTAAAACTTAGCCAACTTGTACAGTTCCTGTGCAAAGTCGGCAGGGATCAAGTTGCCATGTATCCGAGCCACAAGCTTGTTAGTCTTGCAGTCCTTTACATAAGCTGCAGCCATATCTTGGCCAACCCCACCAGCAGGATCAGCGCCAACAACATAAGTATGCGAAGGATCAGGTTCCTCCCAAATGCTAACAATACCTTTAGGATCATCATGAATCTCCATTTTGGCACCATGAGAGATCAGAAGGCCTGTGAAAATAGGATCTCGCGTGTTTCGATCTTGCATTTTAAGCACTGTGCCAGGAAAAACGGAAGCTTCGCCGGTCAGAAAACAGTCAATATCATTTGTGGGATACTCGTTCTCAAAGATCTCTTCGTTTCCTTCACACTTTGCTTCTATACAGAAGCGTCTCCAGAGCAAGTGGGCTTTTGTGATTTTCCCTTTATAATTGTCAAGTAGAGACAATTCTTTGGAGATCCAGTTCGGCTCTTCTGAAAAATCCCATTTGTCCAGATCTTCTGGATAGTGTTTATACCACGGGATAAAAAATCCTTTATACGGTGCTGTAAGGCCTTTAGCTTTCCAGAGCTGCCACTGACGGTAGAACTCGCCTGCTCTGCCATAAGCTGTACTCTCGAGGGTGATTTCCCCGTTGTCCGGAACACCGTTAAGAGAGCCCGTGAGCCGGTCCCCATCAATGCGAGCAGCCTCCGACACATGCAAGAAATGAATAGTCTTGCCCCGAAAGTCATGCAAGACCAGAATAGAGCTATTAAGTGGCCTGCCCAATCCATCAGAACTGAAAGATAATGAAGTGGCAGAGTCATTCTTTTCGACTGGCTTGTAGAACTTGCCCCAGTCTCGGAGGAACCAGTCATAACAGAATTTAGTGATGTCGTTGAAGATCGTTTTAACTGTGTTAAGTCTGTGACAAAGGATGCCAGTTCGATAGTTTTCTTCCCATAGTGCATAGTCCACCGCTCTTATACAGTTTAAAGTTGTAAATCCCACCTGTCGACACTTAAGTATGATATTGCGAGAAGCTTTGCTTTTTAAATACTGTTCCTGAGGTCCATTTGGCTTAAAAAATTTAGCTTGCTTACTCAGCTTATCCTGAACTCTATATAAATTTTTGATCCGCTCCTCATGACCAATTTCAAGCATAGCATCTCTAAAAGCGACACGAGCTGCGACAATAGAACCGAGACTCCAAAGATCTCCAACTTTTTCTACTGCTTTTTGAAATTTTTCCGTATAATGCATATTAAAAAGTTAGCAATAAGATTCGTTTCCAACTATTATCGGCAGTACAAACATAAAAATAGGTTGCATCCCAGCAAATTTGTCCAGCTCGACCTGGCGCAGTGGAAGAAACTGGAGTTTTTGCACTGGTAATAAATAAAGAATCGCCCTCACTTCGCGCTGAGTCAAAAAGTGAAAGAGCTGCTAGTCCAGTAAAAGTATTTAAACCATCCGACATATTGGCTTCGTTATTTAAAAGAGCATTTCTAGCCACAGAATTTTCTTGCCAATGGTCATCTAAAGAAGCTGGAATATCATATTCTGAATTATTTAAAAACTCTTTTCCACACCAAATTTTAGTTATGCCTGAAATATTTTTAAATCGTTTAATCATTATAAATCAGCTCTAAGCCATACAAACATCACAACATCACTCGGATTTCCTACACTTACAAAAATAGAGACTTCATCATTAACTGCAAATACGACAGAAAGATCATTTCGAGATGCTTTATCAGAACTTACTGTTGAAAGTGTAGCCACTTCAGTTCCATTTTTTCGTATAGAAAATGTAAAGTTTCCAGCAGTTTTAACATTTACCGAAGCTGCTTTTAGAGTACTTGCTTCAGGAACAACAAGCGGTGCATCATTTGAACCGATTGCACGAAAACATTCAAGAAATGTAGTCTGAGCCGCTCCAGTTTTTCCAAAAGCTACAGCACTTCTACTAGTTCCAACTATTGTACTAACTGCAACGTTTAATTGCTCATTTGCACCTGGATTAAGCGTAGTAAAAGTAATTCCAGTTCCAGCTAGAATCTTTGTAGTGACAAGATCGGGAGTTGTATCGTTAGCAGTAATATTAATTGTGCCGGTTTGTCGTTTAACAGTTCCATCGGCATCTTTGGTAAACAATAGCTTATTTTTTGCATAAGTTTGAAATTGCCCTAAAACTGGTGTTACTGGATCAGAACTTTGGTTATCCAATTGAAGGCGCGAAATCTCTATCAATGCATCTTCATCAAAGCCAGCTTTACCCATTGTTAACCAAGTTTCATTCTTTTAATTCTAAACTTCCAGTTAAAAGTTTCGGTTCCAGAACCATGTCCTTGAACACGAATTTGAACGTCATTTGTTGAAAGAATAATATCGGAATCCATTGAACCTGAGCCAGTACCATCTTCAGCTTTATAATTTTGAAAATTACTTCCAATTAAAGAAGCATTACCAGCAGCACCACGTTTAACTGTTGAATGAAGCACATACCGGGCAACACTTCCAAATTCATTACCTACATCTGTACGTCTTCCAAGAATTTCAACTTCAATACCCCAAAGTTCACTTACAGCAACAGAAAATACTGTAGTATCTACAGCCGTTGATGCACTTGACGATGCGGTATGTTGTGAATAAGTTGTATCATTGAATTCGAACTTTGATAGATCGTCAATTTTAACGCTACCTTTTGTAGCATGAGCTGTTGATCTTAAAGTTAAATTATTACTAGCAAGTGTTCCACCATTTGCAACTTGACCACCTGAACGACCAGCGAGCAACAGATATTGTAGATGATCATCATCAGCAAGCCCCTGCAAGAGCCCGTGATCTAGATTATCATTAACGTCAGTAAAATCGAATGCAAGTGTTATATCATCCGCATTTTCTGTGATATCAATAAATCCATCAAGATTTTTGATTTTTCTAAATTCTAAAATTGCCGAAGAATTTTTTTGTTTAAAAACACTTGCACCAGTTCCAAGATTTGTACCGTTTTCCGGTATAAGAACTTCTGAAACTGTGGGCTTTTTTATAAATAAGTGATCAGACTTGATATAAGCAAGCATTTGACCACTAGCTGCATCACTAGGAGTTGAAACTAGATTTTCAAAAGCTTCATCGCTTATATTAAATAATCGACGTTCGTCAAAACCAAATTTAGCCATTTATGAAACCTTTACCCGTTCAACTTCTGGTTGCCACTTAACTGTTTTTCCAGCCGCTCCAGTTACCGTTAACTGGATTACATTTCCAGAAACTGCCCAGTCAATTTGAAGAGTACTGTCCGTTCTTATTGCTCGACTTTGCCACAGGGCGCCAACTAATGTTGCTGGCCCCCCGCTCTCACGTTTTACTCGTGTCATAAGTTTGAAATCTCCCGTGTCACCTGCAACATCTGTTCGTCTACAAATGACCCACGCTTCAAATTGGCCAGTCGTGTTGTCTGCTAACGTTTCAGAGTATGCAATTGCCGTAACTGCTCCAATTGTCGTTGTCGGTGGGATGCCAGAGACAATACCTCCGCCGGCTTCTTCGATAGCTTCTTGTACTGTTTTTGCGAGGAAACCGTTAACTCTTTCAGGATCAGATAAAAAACGAGAATTAAAAGCAGTATCAGGGTACTTAAGATGGAAAAGGCCATATGTAGATGAAAGGTCATAAAGCCCGTCGTTTACTACTAGACTACCTGTAACTAAAAA